CTGTTATTGTCTTAGAAGCTATCTTCGCGGCTGTAACTGCATTGGCAACAATCTTATCTGATGTTATTGCATTTGCTGCTATTTTTGCCGAAGTTATAGCACTAGCTGCTATTTTATCTGCACTAACTGCACTTGCCGCTATCTTTTCTGTTGTTATTGCATTGACCGATATCTGTGTTGCCGTAACACTGCCTGTATATATCTTTCCGCCGTTAATCAGGGTTTTATTATTTGCGGCACACCAGCTTGCAATTGTAGAACCTTTAGCCTCCGCATAATCATTCTTTGGCGATTGGGTAGGTTCAAGATACACTGTATATGACGTGTTTCTTGCTATATTAGTTTTAACAGTATATATTGTTACGTAACTTTTATTAGGCGTATAAAGGTAATATCGTGCCCCACCACGCAACATAAAGTATATCTGGCTATGTTGTTGTACCTGTCCTACAAATGCAGGCATTTTATTACAAAAACGATAATTATTTTCCTCCAAATAACCAGCGGCATCTGTTGTTCCCCAGCCACTTGCTAATACTCTTAAAATAAGATTGCAAGTAAAACCTTGATTATGCGTAGACCATACAGGTTTAGAACCGCTATTAAGCTGAACATTACATTCATAGTTATATAAACCGTTATATGGTATAGCTGCATTTATTAATACGGGATAGTATGTATCCGTATTATATTTTGCGTCTCTTAAATCTACAGTTATCTGATATCTTTTCTTGGCGGCGGCTATATCATTCTGCGTACCAGCATCCAGTTTTCCGATTACAATCGAACCAGAAGCTATTCTGTCTGCGGATATATAGCCGCTTGTAATCTTTCCTGCATCCATATTGGCAATCTTGGCATTCTGTATTGTTGCATCTGCTATTAAGGCGTTGGTTATAGAAGCATTCGCTATGGCATTGGTTCCAAACTGCCGCAATACCCAGCTTTTGCCATCGAAGTAATACATCTTATTAGAATCTGCTGTATTAAACCATATATCATTAGTTTTTCTACTCTCCGTTGAAGGGGCTGTTACCTGATAAAATACTGTATTCTTGCCATCTGCTGTAAGCTGTGCTCCTTCCGCGGTCTTAGAAGCCGCCGCTGATAAAAGTTTAGCCGCTTCCGCCGTGCTTAATGCACCAGCCGCATTTGTATTAGCTGAATCTGCCTTTTGTGCTGCATTTTCTATATCTTTATCTGTTGTATTCATCCAGTCTGTTACATCTGTTCCAAATTTGGATGTATCTATTGCTCCTTCAGCTATCTGCTTACCATTAATTGTTCCTACCGTGATATTGGCAGCCTTAAGGTTTATTACCTCGATGTTAGCGGCATCTATAGTTCCACTTGTTATTTTATTAGCAGTTAAATCTACTATCTTAGCATCTGTTATGCTTCCGTCTGCAATTTGAGCTGTACCAACTGCACCTGTGTCTATCATTGCTGTCTTTATAGAGCCAGCTTCGATGTTACTAAGCTTTATGTTAGCGTACCTTAAATCTGCAACATCTGCTTTAAGATAATTGGTCTTTATATCAATTATCTCTGCATTTACGGCATCAATTTTCTCTGCTGTAACAGTATTAGCCTTAACCCAGTCAGCATCAACTTTCTTTGCTATTAATTCCTTTGCCAATATCAAATCAGAATATATTCTCTCATTCTGTTGTGTTGTCGGTCCCTTGAAGTCCATTTCGGTCTCTACTTCTGTCTTTCCATAAGATGTAACAGTCATAGCCATACCGCCATCATATTCCTGTACCAAATTCATAACCGGTATTTTATATTCACCAGTGCCGTCATTGGCAGTTATAACATCCCACGGATCCAGACGTATGTCTCCAAGTGTCTTTAATGAAGCTCCTCTATATGTAAACCCTTTAATACTTTGATATATCTGGCTTAATCTATCTGCTGTCATAAACGGATTGGAAAATGTTATGCCAAGCTCTCCACCGCCCTGCGTTAATTCAGTCTGGCTATCGACATTACAGTTTAAATAATCCAAATGAAAATCACTTTCATTATGTTCGAGTGATATAATTCTTGCTTTACCTACTGAATATTCACATTCTTCATACCACTTAATAACAATAGTTCCAGTTCTGTCTACACAGGCAAAGCCCCCCTTTAACGAAGCTATATAGCCTATCATTTCCCTGTATGTATATCCTACGGGCTTAGTCTGTATCATTATGTCATCCAGACTACTTACGTCTGCTGGAACACCACAGCTTGTACTTATCTCACTTAAAACCGAAGCAGCACTTGCTGGATATATCAGATTGGATATATATAGTCCTGTAGTCTTCATCATTCTGTCATATGCTGTAAATGTCGTTGTTGCCTGATCACTTTGTGGGCGCTCTGCTGTAAAAAAGCCAAGTGGAATATATTCATACTTTCCACTTGGCAGCTTTAAGCCTATCTCTACTGGTATCTCTGTATTTTCAAATAATTCGTCTATCTTTTTAATAGTAATTTCTATCTTTGCAGATACAGCCGCTCCTAGCTGTAAAGCTTCATCAGCCGTACTTGATGTTTCATAGCTCAATTTTTTGAACTTGGAATTAAACCACCGGCCATTAATCTTAAGCCTTGCCTCAAAAGTCCTTGATGGACTTCTTATTGTTTCTTTAAAAGCTTCTGTTACGTTGTTATACATATGTTTACTCCTGTATCATAAACTCTATTGCTGTAATATCTTCTAATGTAGTTCCATCATATCCCTCTGCATCACATTCATTAACATCTTCCAGCTTAATCATATGCACATCAAGTTCTGTTTCAATGTTATACATATCATCAATTTCTTTAATCACCTCCTGCTCCTTGTCTTCTGCAAACTTGTAAGAGCCATCTTCTACGACTGCATTTCCATTTTCATCCTTTAAAGCATTTTCCTTTAATAATCGTGTTCTTTCAGCGTTATATACCTCTAATTCTGCCAATAACGCTTTAAGATTTTTAGCAATTGCATAATTGACCTTAACTGGCCAATGTTTCTTTGAATTCTGTAACTTCTGTAATTCTGCTGCACATCTGTCAATCTGTTTGATTGTAAATTTCATATTATAAATCTCCTTTATTGTTGAATAATAGATACACTTGCACTTCTGTAATAGAAAATACCATCATCAAGCTCCCCTATTACTTCCTTGCTTAGTGTACCTCTGTAACTTGTTATTGTTATATCCTGTCCATCATCATGAAATGTTATTGGGAAGAATCCGGCAACAAGCTTATTCTTAATAAGAACCAGCTCATCTTCCTGAAGAACTCCCCAGGATATAGATAAGGTCTTCTTTTCAGCAACTACATCACCTAACATTGTTCCGTCAAGTGCTCGTCCTGTTGAAGAAGACCATATAATCTCATCATCCACTTTGATGGACACAGGAGCCGTAAGCTCCTGATTGTCACATCTTAGTATCAATTCATCACATCCTTGTTAAGTTATAATCTCACATTTTCCTGTCTGCTTTGTATGCTCGTTAATCTTATCAACTACATACTTCTTAAGGCTCTTTCCATCTAGCTGTATATCAAGATCTAATGTTTCCAGTATCTTAAGGATCTGCTTAAGAATACTTATAGCTTCGGCTAACAGTTCAGCACTGGATGCCATAGCTGCTGCCTTCTGTGCCATATCGATAAGCTTATCCTCTGGTGCTACAACTTCTCCCTGGTGTTTATTATCACCAATCATTGCAAGCTGTGGTGTGTTTGGCTTTACATATCCACCTTGTGCAAGGTATGGAACATTGCCAAAACCAACTTCCGGTAAATCAAACCCGAAATGGTCACCACCTATAACCGGTACCCAGTCAGGCACATCAAAACTCAAACTATTTACCTTACGAACCATCCAGTTAATACCACTTTCTAATCCGTCAAGCATACCATTTATAAGTCCGATTACCATATTAATAGGTCCTTTGGCTATATCTGCTATCAAAGAGAATATTCCACCAAATGCATCAACTATACCTTCCCAGGCTTTTGACCAGTCACCTGAAAATACACCAGCAATAAAGTCAATCAATCCACCAAATATCTGCTTTACATCACCAAATATATTGGAAACATTATTCAAATAAGCATTCATTATATTGCCTATAAAACCGAAACTATCAGAAAAATCTATGTTAAAAATATTCTGTAACCAGTTATCAAATGAAGAAAATGCAGACTTTATATCCTGCCATATGCCTTTGAACCAGTCACCTGCTTTGCACCATTTATCAGTAATCCAATCCCAACATTTTCCTGCTGCATCCTTAACTACATCCCAATGTTTTACTAATTCGTATATAGCAACTCCTAATGCTGCTAAAGCCACTATAACTAATGTTATAGGACTTGTTAATACGGACATAGCTACACCAAATGCTGTTGTAGCGGCTGTGGCTAACCAGGTAGCGGCTGTATGTGCTGCTGTCGCTGCCGTATCTGCTATTTTAGATGCCGTTGATATTCCCCATTGTATGGCCTGAGAAACTAATTCCTTTGTCGCCAATGCCATATTTACAATAAAATCTTTTATTCCTGTGGTAACATCTACAGCTTTATTTTTTGCTTTCTCTGCAGTATTCTTTACCCACTCTATTGATTGAAGTGCCAACTCCTTAGTTGCCTTTGCCATATCAATAGCCAGGTTCTTAATATTTCCGCCTATATCAACAGCTTTATTCTTAGTCTTCTCAGCAGTATTCCTTACCCATTCAACAATATCATCTTTCAATGCTATAGTTGATGCTTTAATATTAGTTACTAAGTCCTTAATACCTTTTACTGTATCTGATTGCAGGATATTTACCTTAAACCAAGTAGTATAATATATTTCAAGCTTTGATATGGATTGTATAATGCTTTTAACAAAATCTTTTGCATACATAGCACAAAGCTGAATTGTTTCAAACTTATCAGCTATTTTTGCTAATGTACAAGCATGTATTGCCGCTTTCATTTTATTTATAATTCCGACAACACCGCCAGCATTCATAAGAAATTCGGCTAAGTCTACCGCTTTCCAAGCTGCTGCAAATGCTCCTATTGTTATCACTATTGCATCAAATGGACCTTGATTATTCTTTATCCAAACAGATATACCCTCTAATGCAGATGCCAATCCTTTCAGAACATCAACAATCACTCCACCAGTCCAACTCGCCACAGGCTCAAGTAAATTATCCCAAGCCCACATCCATAATGGCTTTAACGCATCTAATGCACTATTTAGTACATCTAAACAACCTGCTAATACATCAAGAAATGCCGGAAGCAAATCCTCTATAGTCCACTTAGCTAAAGGAACAAATATATTGTAATAAGCCCATTCCAATCCAGCGAACAACTTCTCTGTTAATGGTTGTGCGGCTTTCTTGAGGTTATCAAGAGATGTTATTAAATTATCAAAGGATATTGCTTTAAGTGGCTCTAATGCCTTCTTGACTTTATCTGCCATATCAGATATTGCACTAGAAACATTAGATGTACTTCCACTCACATCTGGTACAAGGTCAACGCTTCCGATTCCTGAAGATGTTCCACCTGAACTACCGCTTGAATCAGAACTATCATCTGTTGGCTCTGTAAGCTTATTTATCTGGTCAAAGCCTGCAAGGGACTTCTCAATATCCTTTGCTGTCTTCTTAGCTGCATCTCCTATTCCACTTACATTATCTGCAGCACCTCCAGCATCATCTCCTATGCCTGCTATATCAGCACTTATACTTCCCATAGAGGATGATATATCGGCACCTGTAAGCATCTGCACGAAACTAGCAAATCCATCTGCCACTTTCTGCAGTCCTGCAAGCAGACTATTAAATCCACGCAGAATAGGTGTAAACAATGCTATGAAGCCTTTACCAAGGCTAGCCTTTAACTGCTGAAACCTTAATGTAAGTATTCTTGTCTGATTCGCCCAAGAGTCCTGTGTCTTAACAAAATCTCCTGTAGCATTGGATAATGCACTTGTTACATATTGATAACGTAGCATTACCTTTTCCTGCTCTGTCATCTTGGCTGTGGTCTTACCGAAGCCGTTATTAAGTGCATACTGGTCTAAGTTGGTCTGAGTCATAATCACGCCCAAGTCCTTGAGTGTTTCAGTCTCACCAGTCCAGATAGATTTCAGCTTTGTATATGCTTCATCCGTACTAAGATTGTAAAATGATGCAACATCACCGGTTAATCCTGTGACATTTTCAGCCATATCAAGTGCCGCCTTACCTGTAATACCCATAGCATTACTCATCTGGCCAAATACACCCATATACTTCTTAGCCGATAATTCCGATAAGCCGAAGTTAGTCATAGCATTGGAAGCCCACTGGTCTGCCTGCCAGCTTAAGTCCTTAAATGCTGTATCAACTACATTCTGCACTTCTGTGACATTCGAACCTACTTCTATACAGTCTTTCGTGAACTTAGTAACTGCCGCTATGCTTAATCCTGCGGCTATCTTCTTTCCAAAACCACTAAATATGCTTGTAGCCTGCTTAGCCGCCTTATTGGAAGCTCCTGTAAGCTGGTTAATTATCTGTGAACTATCTATACCAAGCTCCAGAGCTATCTGTCCTACTGTATCTGACATTCCCCCTCCTTTCCGGCACGAAAAAAGACTGCCTACTTCTTTGAGTAAGCAGCCTTAAAATCTCGTTGTAATCGTGTCCAATATTCTATATACTGTGGTGTTCCCACCATTTTCCTATTACGCTTCAGAAGCCAGTCATCATGTATCTTTTTCTGTTCCTTAGTAAAGCTGTTGATAACCTTAATATCTTTCTCCGCCCTTATACTTACCACTCTTCCAAGTGGTGTTTCAGGCATTATACCGGATAATAAAGAACAGAATTCAGACCAGGACATATCATCCTCCGTCCGCAATCGTATGCCATACTGTGACAGGAAGCTCGACTCTATCAATTCCCAGTCATCATATATGTCATAATATATTTCACTATGAGGGTGTATTCTCCTCTCCATATGTGCCTGTGGCAACACCCATTATTGCATTATACATTTCCTTATATTCTGGAAGCGGTAAGTCCATAGCCTCAATCTTATCTGCTGCCTCTTTGCCAATAAGCATTTCAAGAGCCTTTGTTATAAATCCCATTCCGTTGTCACTATCTTTCTTCTTTTCAGCCTCAGCAGCCATAGCCTGTACATTAAGAATTGTGTTCTTTCTGTTATTCACAGTTACCACTAAGTCATCAGTAATACGAACCATAGGTAACTGGTTTGTAATCTTCATTGATATGTCTATTACTTTAAAATCTGTTTTTGCCATTATTCAAATTCTCTCTTTCTTTTTTATTCTGTATATGGAATATATGTCGGTTTTCCATCACTCTGTGCTTCCCATTCAAGTGCATCAATACTTGTTGAGTCTCCTCCAAGGGAAGTTACATTTATAACTGCTGGGATAAGAAGCTGGTCAAGGTTTGGGAAAATAATTGAAACCCAGGTATTACATTCCTGTCCTGTCTTTAAAGCCAGACTTGCAATATAATCATTACCTTCATCACCATAATTGCGCTTGCCGCCCATAGTCATACCAAGTGATTTGCCTGTTGTAAGTCTTCTTGTCCAACCTGCCTGGTCCATTGGATTCCATTCTTCAATTGTTCCATCTACAGATATGCTTAAACTCTCTGCATCCTTTACAACCTTTGTTTCTACTGTTTCCGGTGTATCTGTGCTCTTTCTTCCTGTTATACATACACCGAACTGAATTGTATGCACAGGATTAACACCAGTAAGTGGTGTTGCTCCTGCATTATATCCGGCTAATTTAGTATTCTGTGCCATACTTTTACCTACCTTTCATAATAAATATCTAATTCTATTACACTCTCAAAGATACCTTTATCATCTGTCCCTACATCAACAGGCTCATCAACCAGCATTTTAGTGAAGAACACTTTAGTATCGTTGATTGTAATATGGTTCATATCCCTAAGCATATTGTAGAGCTGTTCTGCGGTCTTCTCTGTGTCTCTTACACTCGTGTTCCAATGAATCAATATGCTTACAGACTTAACACGATAAGAGCTGTTATTTAAGCCTCCTACAGCAGTCTGTGGTGGTCTTTGTCTGTTAAGATTATATACTCCTATGCTCTTATCTTTTTTATTGTCAAGCTTGCCGCAATATACGTTATTATTGTCTGCAATACCAAGACCTGCTATATAATCTCTTACATCACCTATTCCTAACATCACAACCCCGCATTTTTCTTGTATAACTTAGCAAATGTATCTGGAGCAAAATTTCTTTTCTTACCATCTTTAAGATAATCATCTAGCCACCTGCCCTTTGCATTTGCATTGCCTTCGTGTCTTTTACCTTTATCATCTACCCAAGGTGATTGATGGAAGTTATATTCAGGATGATAATATAACCTTCTTACATATGGTGTACTTGATATAAGTTCTACCTTGCCATTGGCAATATCCTGTGTATATACAAATGTGCTTTCGTTTTGCAGTGTACCTGTATCTCTAGGCATTACCTGACTTTGAACTACATTCGTATGTATTGCTTCCGCTGTCTGTGCCAGCGACACCTGCGCTGCTGCCGTAAGCCTTTTCAACACTGGCATATTAAGCTTAACTGTTGACTTAACATTTTTTGCCATTACATCACATCCAATCTTACATAATTAACTGTACCATCCGGATTACGGCACTTCGTACCCTTGTATATATGCCTTGTTACACCGAACACCTTTATATCACCTTTTGTAATAACAGGAAGATCCGGTGCAATATCTCCAGGTATCAAAGCACATCCTTCAAGTTGTATAAGGACCTTTTCTGCTGTTAATTCTGTCTTACCGCTGTCCTGATAGTTACATAAGCCATCCCATATAACAGGCTCAAGAGGCTCTCCATAGACATTCCTGCCTTCCTGCTCTATCTCTACATGTATTTCTGTCTTACACATGCTCTTTAATATCAAGCAAGGGTATCTCATACTCACACCCCCAGACTTAAGCAGCACAAGCCTGTCTGGCAAAGCACCCGGTATGTATCACGCTTTACAGCAATTCCATTCTGCACAAGAACATTCCAACTGCTGCCAAACTGCATAGATACTCCATTTACAGCATAATTCTGCAAGACACAATTAATCATGTCTTCATTCTCATACTCAAAATCAGCCATATCGCAGCATACATCTATGATTATTGCCTGCTGGAACTCTGTCAGATTATCAAAGCTTCTTGATGTTATACGATTAAAAGTAAGCGAGTCGATATGACGGCTCGCCTGCTTTAATCTTCGTTCTATCTGTTCATCCGGGATAAGATTATGCTCGCTCAGGTACTGTTCTTTACTTGCATATACCATAGGCTCACTCTTCAATATCTTCTGCAGGATCTACATCAACGAATACAGAATCAACCTTACCATCCTTACCATTAGGGAATACAAATGTATCACTTAACTGGCGATTCTGATAAAGATATCCATCTCCTTCTGTATGTACTCCTGGTGCGAAGAAATAAATAGATGAAATCTTAGGTACTGTCTTACATGTCTGTCCACATGCGACAAGTACATTAATCTTGCGTGAACCCTGAACAATCTTTTCATAATATGTGGCTATATTAGTCTTTGTAGGCTTTGCCACGACTGTATAAGTGCTGTCGCTCTTAGTGTAGTATGTCTTTCCTTCTGCTACATCTGTATCAGTTGTTATGGCATACTTTGACTTAAGTGGAGCAAAGCCGCCCTCTGCAACATCCCAATCGAATCTGTCATAGAATCTTTCATCATCCACAACTTCCATAAGTGTCACACCATCAATATCAGTTACACGTGTTTCAATGCCAAGACCACCTTCTGCAATCTGTGTCATTTCAATCTTACGCGTAAATTCCTTTGATACCTCAAGCTTATCCATAATGTCAGAAGATACATACATAATGAGACTTCCATTTGCCTTATATCTTCTAAGCTTGCCTGCTGCCAGAATATGCTTAAGCTTAGCAAATACATTCTCTGATGTATATTCTGTGGAAGCTGTTTCAGTATGATATAATTCTGTCTTCTGTGCAGCCTGTGCTACCTTACTAAAAAATAATGCATCTGTCTCCGGTACTACCTGTGTCTGTTCAAATATGTGTGAAATATTCTGAATAGATGCTGTCTGATTTGTTTCATCAACATCTGCCTTATCAACCATAAACTGTACATCTCTGTCATGTGTTACTGTGTAAGGAACATCTTTCTGGTTATATTCTCCTGTGTTCCATCCACCTGATCTCTTATGGTTCTTATAACCACTTACACTCATCTGTGTAAAATGGAAAGTCTTTGCATCTAACCATCTGACATTGTTTGTGATAAATGGGGATGTAAGTGTGCCCTGAATAAGAATTGCTAATAATTCAGGACTCCACTGTTCTGCATAATTTAAATTTGGCATATTATTTTACCTTTTTAACCTTTCTTAATTGAATCTATTCCATCTCTTTGTAGGAACATTTACATTGCTACCTGCAGAAGACTGCTGTCCATTAGTCTGCTGCCCTGCGCCAATCTGGAATCCCTCATTGTTCTCTGTGCTTGGCTTAAGTGCAGGTACATCCTTTAGAACCTGTTCAATTGCAGCTTTAACATTGTCCTCTGATATCTTTCCATCTGTACCCTTTGCCTTACTGAAATCAGCCATCTTAAGCACGTATTGTACTGTCTTGGCATTAATACCAAGTGTCATTGCTACCTGTGTAGCCGCAAGCTCTATACGAGCCTGTTCAGCATCTTTCTGTGCTGTTGTTACTTCATTCTGAAGATTAGCATTAGCGTTCTGCTGCTGTTCTACCTGCTGCTGTTTATTCTGCTTAAATGTTGCAATAGCCTGGCTTACTTCCTCCTCGGATAGTCCCTGCTGCTGGAAATAGCTTTTAAGCACAGCATTTTCTTTCTTGGCAGTTGCGGTGTCTAACATACTCTGTATTTTGTCATAGTCAATTCCAGCCGCCTGCTGATTGTTCTGACCACCCTGCTGTCCTGCCTGTCCGTTATTGTTACTTCCAGCGTTCTGGTCGCCGTTACCATCTCCGCCCTCTGCGAAGAACTGTAAATTAATAGGTAATGTCTTTTTCATACCTGTCTCCTTTCCGTTTACCGCCCGTCGGCATTTTCCTAAAGTTTATTGCCATTAAGTTTTGGGCATATAAAAAGGACGTCCATTGCTGAACGTCCCAGATATCAATATGATATTATTTATTTTATTGTATTCAATACTTCTTTGAGCTTATTCACTATAGACCTTTGTCTTGAATATAACATATATATAGTTGCTGCAGATTCGTCATTATCTATAAGAGATTCGCCCTCTGCAAATGCTGTCTGAACAAATCCTAATGTTGCTGTTGTCTGTTCCAGTTCATACAAAGCATTCTCAAAATCAATTTTAGCAGACATATTACACCTCCATATTCATCTGTGCGTTAGTGTTCTGTATCTGTTCTTTCAGAACCACAGGCAACCTATAACCTTCTATTATGGATATTGCTGTATCACACTGTCTACGCTTGATTGACTTGTAGGAAGTAACCTGAAACTGTCTCTTCAGCTCTCTGTATATATCTGTGTATACCTTACCGCTTAAAGACTTATCGTGATATGCATTGCTGTCTTTACCGCCTAAAGCGCGTGTTCCAACCTTGCGTACTGCTGTTGTTATTCTGTCACATTCAATATTCATCAGTGGCATATCCTGCTTAAAGTCTTCCAGCTCCTGCTTAACTTCATCTATCTTATCATTGACTTCAAGGATTGCCTGACTCTGTAACTGGAGCTGTTCAAGGGCTGTGCGTGGCTTGTTGCTATTTATATGTTCTTCCATATCGTGAAAACGATTGATGTATCTTGCTGTAAATTCTGTTCCCCTTGTGCCTGTAAGCTTATGTGCTATAAACTCACAGCCTTTCTTGGTTACATTGTAGCAAGGTCTTATTTCTCCTTTATTATCCTTGTATGTACTTTCTGTAAAGAAATCAACGAAGCCAATCTTGGATTGGTTAAACTGCTCTACATAATTTCTTATGTCCCTTAATAATTTACTATGTTCTTTTCCAACCATTTCGGCTACTTCAATGCTTGTTATCGTCTGCTCTATCTTATTCATTTTTAAATCAATCTCCTTTTAAAATTATATTGACCAATTCCAAAAGTAAGATATAATATTAATACCAGTACTTTGGTATTGGTGTGTTGAAGAAGTTCGTTTTGCTTGGTAGGTGGGCGAACTTCTTTTTTGTTATTTAATTCCCAATTTTTCTTTTAGTAGTTTTATTCCCTCAACAACTGCATTAACTCTTTGAGTATTCAATGCATTAGCACATTCTTGTATATCTTCAATTTCTTCTTTTGACATTCTGAAGCCTATCTTTTCTGTTCTAGGATTGTCTGTGGGTCTACCCATTTTCTTCTTATCTACTTTAATCACCTCTTGACTCTTGCCTTGTAACCAAATAAATGATATTATCTATTTGGTATCGAGCGGTGGCAAGTACCGCCCGAATTTTTCGTTGTCAGCCTTGCTTATTTATTAAGCAAGGCTTTTACTTTTTCTCTAGCTTCTTCAATGTCTTTACATTCATTGAGTATTGCAAGAATTTTTCTTGTCTGATTTTCTTCTGCTGTTTCCTTAAGCAATTCACCAATATTCATATCGTCTTCCATTCTTTTCTCCTTTCCAGCTACTTGCCTGCTTTACTCGTTAAGTATTCCTCAACTGCAATCTTATTATAACTTTTGGTCGACCATAAGTCAAGAGGTTTTTAAAATTATTTTGCGATATATCGTATGCTCACCTTATCACTTTATTAAAAGCTTGTAAACCGCTGTATTTCTCTATATTTCTCGTCAGTTTATACTTTTTTATTATAATTTTTATGAATAAAAATCTAGCAAGATACGCATAATGTAATACACATTAAATTAATACTAAATTATAATATTTTATTAAAGAATTATAAAAATCATTTTTGCAGCCTACCTCTGCAATCAAAAAAGACGTAGCCTTTCGCCACGTCTTAGCTTATTCTTGGGGAGGTCAGGAGCCTTCCCTGACAGGACTTCTCCCCTATATTCAATTAAATATTTCATATCTTCCTTTCTTTTGGGCATAAAAATAGCACCCACAGCGTATTGCTATGCGTGCTTATTTGTCATTGTGTTATATTGTTCTATACTATATAATCAATTACAGAGGTGATTGATTATGAAAGATGTAACATTTAAAATATTAAAAATAATGATAAACTCTTCTCTTAGAAGTTCAGAATTATCACGATATACCAACAACATTGTAACAATAGATTCTCTGATTAAACGCAATTTAATTTGCCAACATTGTAACAATTATGGTGAACCTATAGATTGTTTTAGTATTACTGATTCTGGGCGTGAATATGTCCGACAGCATGTTGAAGAACATCATAAATTTATTGTAAACTTCTTTAGTCAGTTTGTTAGTGGTTTTCTTGTAGGTGTTCTAACTACTGTTATTGCTACTTTAATCTTAAACTGGCTTACAGAAATAATCTAATTACTGCTATTGTAATACATATTCCTGTGAGTAGTCCTATTGGATATGCTATATTCTTAATTACCTGTTTGGTAATCTCTTTTATTGTATCTTTCATATACTGTCCTTTCCGTTGCACCGGTGCAACTTGGGTATAAAAATAACAGCTCTATAGCTGTTTATTTAATCTAATCTTCAATTCTCTTAATATCATATGCTACTGCACACTGATGTTCTATTTTACAACCTCTAGCCTTATCCCAGCCTTTAACAAAATATACAACATCAGCCTGTGATAGAAGTTCTATTGATTTTCCTAAAAACCACAATGGCTTAGCTTCTGCTGGAGCTCCTTCAAAAAAAGACTCTATAACTTCTACTTTCTCACCTAATAGCAGCTCTGCATATTCTATTGCCTTTTTCCTTGTTTCTTTTATTTCCTCGTCTGTTTTACCTGCCATAGGCTGGCTAATAAATAATTTTTTCATACTGTCTTGTCCTCACTTTCTTAAAATTAGGTATAAAAATACCACCAATCTCTCGACTGGTGGCTACTCATCTACTGTTCCTGTTCCCAAGCCCACTTTTAAAATTTCTCAGCAGCTTCTATTGCTTCTTTAGGGGAATTTTCAAGATGACACCCAATCATATATGGTTCAAAAATATCAATAAGTTTCTGTATCTCTTCTGGATATTTTACTGGCATAATTTACCTCCATTTCTTTTTATTAATGTCATATATTCCGCTTCGACTTCATCATAGCGATTTGCAAAATACATTTTCTTTGCATAATCACTTATCTTGCCTACATTAATATTTATTTATACCAAGTGCGTCACTTGATATATAAATACACCTATATTAATAATTAAGAGGTTTACCTGCTTTTATCCATTCTTCAAATGTTATATCTTTAGGTAAAATTTTCCAGTTCTGTAAAACTTTAAATGTTGTTCTATTATTTTTTTCTATTTCCTCATCAGTTTTTTGGGGTGGATTTATAAATCTCTCACGCTCTTCTTTTGTTAATTTTTGTTTTTCCTCCTCCGTAAAATTAACTTCACTAAGTTCCATCCTAAGTTTAAAACATTCTTCTGGAGAAAGTTCTTTTCCTCTTTGCATTTGCTCTGCTTCTGGTAGTAAAAGCCATTCTCTTGCTGTTAACTTCATTTAATCCGCCTCCTCTAAAAGAATATGCCAAATCTCCCCGACTAATATTTTTGAAATAACTTTAAATTTACTATTTCGCTCATAAATGACTTCATTTTCATTTAAGCCAATAGAACTTATATCTCGCCCATTTTTGGTATTTTGTATATAAATTTTTATTTTTGCTAAATCATTATATCCTTCTGTCTTTGATGTACTCCAGTATTGTTTAATTGTTATTATTGTTCCTTCAACATATTCACTTACAAATTCTTTAATTCTATCTTGCTCATCCTTCCTGTCAGAAAAATCAACAGTTCTTATTAAATCCCCATTGAATTTTGATATTTTTGACAGTGCTGCATCTAAATTGTTTACAAGTTGTTTATGTTCTGATTTTAAATTTGATAAATCATTTGCATTTCTTAAAACATCATTTATAATATATGCTTCAAAGCTCTTATATTGTGTAACTGCTTGTAATTCTTTATCTGATAAATTCATTATATCATTCTTATGTAATTCCTCAATATGTTTTTCAGAACTACCATTAAATAATATACTTTGCTCCCACTGTTCCTTTCTAGCCGCATACATTTTCTGATTATCCGGGTCTAATGAGTACTTAGCCAACCTGTCAAACTTCTCAACCATCCTGCCTGCATATTGCTGCTTCTGATCCTGCTTGTAATCTTCATTGACCTTTTCTAACTCTTCCTTGGTAAACTTACTGTCTGGCTCTTCATCCAGCTCAGGGAAATATGTTGTATGTACGTCTTTGCAATTAGGTCGTCAAGGATGGTAAAGACCCGCTGCTATTGCCGAAGACATTAACGGATAATTACCATCACTTGCATCACCTCCACTCCACACATCATCTATCAGCACCTTTCCAACAAATGGAAGGCACTTAGGACAGGCATTAGCACGCTTATTCATAATAACTGTACTAATTCCCCAGGACTGTCTCATCTCTCCCTCTCCGGTTAGATATGCACGCTTATTGGCTGTCTGAATTGCCATCTTAGCATAATCTTTCATAGTATGCCTTGCGCCATTCGCATATTCAATACAGTTAATACCAGCTTTAAGAAAATCTCTTGTAGCCATATCAACTGCTTTCTCATATGTTCCTGCACCCGTATTCGCATACACCTGAGCATTGAATATTATCTGCCGGTATTTATCTTCCGACATTCTAAGCATTGCTTTTTCCGCCCTGTTAAAATCTGACTTCGTAGCTTTAATCAGGGCATTAAGCTTTCTTGTGTTAAGCTTGAAAAAAGCACCCTCAGTGCCTTGTGACACCTTGGATGCTTTTAATCCCTTTTTCAATGCTCTTAATATCTTCTGTTCCTGCTCTGTGCCGCCTGTCTGCCTTGCTGTAAATATCATTGCATCAATTGAACTGTTTATATCGCTGAATCTACCCGCAAAACGTGTCTTGTTATCTGCTTTATATTTTTCTAAGGCTTTAAGCTGTTCTACCTGCCATTGTGTCCAGTTGAATCCAAGTTCATCTTCTTCAGCTCTGTGTCTGTCAAGATTTCGTATCATAGAAGCAATCAGCTCATCTTCTATGGCTCTAAAGGCTTTCTCTATGTCATATTCTGTATTAAGTGCCATAAGCTACCTCACTTGTTATCAAAACCTGTAAAACTGTTATCAGTGCCATTAACTGTAAAGCCATCTGCCTGCATATTAAGTGCCGGCTCTTCCATATCAGATATACCCTGCTCAGCCTTAAGTCTTGCTATCTCTTCCTGCTTCCATTCGTCATCCTTAGTATCTCCATACAGCTCATCAACAGATGCCTCTATGCTCATAATACCGCCCTGCTTTGCCTTGCTGACTGTTTCTACCTGGCTTTCAAAAGATGGGTTAGCATATTCGCCAAATGTCACATCAATATCTATATCCTTAATAGCTGTCTTATTAAGCGTGTCTATGGCATTAAATGTTGCTGTAACAAGCTTTGGAAGAACCTTCTGAAGCCGCTCTACAATGTTATTTCTGCTGTAAAGCGTTGCTTTCTCTTTCTCCCTCTGTGCATCCGCATTATCCAGTTTCTTAACATCTATGCCTAATGTTGATGGGCTCATAATCCCCTGTAAACAAAGATCCAACGCTGTGATATATGTTGCAAGATAGCTTTCGTGTGGGATATTGCCCTGTACAAGCTCTATCTTATTAACTGTACCTTCTGCCATGCTGCCATCTGTTTTTATATAGGCATTATCAAAAGCATTAGGCTTTAGCACTTTTCCATCCAGGGGATTCCTTGGTAACATATTCTCCGGTATATATTCCTTTGTTCTATTCCTCCTTAAGGCATCCATCCATTGTGACCATGCTTCATCCAGCGCATCAAAGTTATCTATCTTTGCATCAAATATGCTCTTGCCTCGTCCTTTATACTTGGCTGACTTATAAAACAGAAGAGGAACAGCCATTATAAACTTGTCATTCCAGGTAACATCACTAAGATGTGCCAGCTCCGGTATAACACTTAAATCATATTCCCTGCCGCCTCTTGTAAGCTCATAATGTATGTAGCCTATGCCATAATGTTCAAGTAATACATATTCCTGTCTCTGCACGTTATACACAGTCTTAAACACTATCTCCTTAACTCTTCCCCTGTCCTTGATAATCTCTGTCTTATCACCAGAGTAGAATTCCAATATAGGATACTTGCTAAGGTTCGTATCGAACGATATCTTGAATGCTCCATCACCGATATAAAGTGTTTCTGTTATTGCCTGCTTAACAAGCTCAATGAAATCATTTTCCTCTGCTATCTTATCCCATTCTGTCTGCCTGCTGCCAGCATCTATTAAATTCATATCATCTGTTACTATACTGGCCAGCATATCGCATAACATAGCAGGGAGACCTACGTGTATCTTTCTTATCTCCATACCTATTGTACAGGATGCAGACCAGAACCTTGTCTTGTCACCATCTATCTGGCTGTATAGCTGTGACAATTCTTCACTCTCACCTCTGTACCATATCTTGTTCTTTATGGCATTTCCCCCGTAATCAAGAGTTTCCTGTATGCTTATGGATCCATTAACAGCCGGCTGGATGTGCAGCCACGTTCTTATTCCTGTTTTTATCTTCTCTGCCATACTTGTAAATATGTTCACCTCTCTCACTCTCCTATCTGGAATTATTTCTTATTCTCTATACCTATCCTGCTTCGATAAGGAATCCAGCCATACTGTACGCTGTTTACCATATGGTCATTGCCATCCTCAGGCTCACAGTCCTTATCTTCAAGCCACGAATACGTTTCTAACTCTGTCTTGTAATTCGTGCAAGTATCGACAATATAAAAGCTTGGCTCTCTGCCCTTTTCGTCATTAAAGGACATCCAGCCAAGCTGTAAGTTAATTCTATCTATTATGGTTACTTTCTTATACGCATTATTAAATATATACTGGCAGTCAATGTGTTCTCTCTTGTACTTGGCAAACTCTGTTATCGTTGCCTGATCAGCGTTATCTATAAACACATTTTTTGACATTCCCCCCCCATTCTTTTCTGTTACGCTCCAGGAAGTCAATGTAATTCCTTACCGTATCAGACGGAGCTATTGGTATATCAAGTTCTGCATTGTTATACACCTTTTCATCCAGCACTATCAGCTTGCCCTTGTTTGTTATTCCCATAAAGGACATAGCAATCGTATCCGGGCTCTTGGTTGAATAAGCTGTATCAAGTCCGCTGGTGAATATTATGAAATATTCGCCCTGCATTTCATCAACCTCACGTCTGATGTATGACTTTGCCTGATCTCTAGTAATGATATGCCTATTGCAGAAATTAGAAAAGACAAGACCGGTAGCCTTGCCTCGTAATCCTAATATCTTGTTTTTATATATCTTAGTGCCAGGAGGATAGCTCATTTTTTTCTGTTCTATCTTCTCTGGTGTCATAGATATATTGTCTGTCATATTAAAGAACCAGTACACCCAGCCTTTAATAGGCTCACAACCGTTAAGGTCCTTCCATATTTCTTCCGGCACATCTGCCCTGTACTTATCTATAGGCCTTGCATGATTGATGTATTCTGAATATATAGGAAGTGTAGGCGCATCCGGGTTAAGCGTACCTACAAAGTATTCAGAACGTCCGAATATCTCTCGTATGAAGTCTATGTTAGCTGTATTGCACTCATCTACCCACACACATCCAAACTGTGAACCCAAGGCATTCTTCCATTTACTGGCATTATCATAGCCAAGAATATATATTATCTTAGTACTGCTGCCAGTTTTGAATTTAATGTGCGGAAGTTTATTTTCTTTATCGCCATTACCACAGTATTCCAGATTGGGGAATATCTGTAACAATCCCATATCAGCATTTATTATATTCTTCTCAATAACACCTGTTGTATTACCTGCTATAACGTGCAGCTTCATATCTGATTCAGCTACATTCATAATGAACTTAACAGCTACTGTTGTTGTCTTTCCTGATGCAGTTGAACCCTCTAAGAACTCTGCTCTTGCAGGTGTGTCTATGTAATCCCAGTATTTATCACTTAGAAGCATCTGGCTCACCTCTTGCTTTACGCTGTGCAAGAAGCTCCTGTAATTCACTCCTGGTTGTATCGTTTACATTAGCCTCTATCTTCTCAGTAAATATTCCCAGATGTTTACCAAGCAGTTCCAATGCCCTGACCTTATCGAAAGATTTCACTTCCAGTCCATCTCTACCCTTCTTGATAACTGCCAATGCTCTCTTCTGTTCTTCTGTAAGTTCATCTGTCAGTACTGGATCTACCGTCCTATACATTATAGGCTTGCCATCTTCACCAAGAACATCAACCAGCATTCCATCAACTTCTGTCTGCATCTTTTTCTCTACTACACGTGCATAGTCCGCATTATTAGAAAAAGCTATCAGGGCAAGCTCCTTGATAACTCTTTCCTGGGTTATATGTGTGCTCCTTGATAGCTCTTTTTGTCTTTTTGCTATATATTCCTGCACCTTAACATTTCTTAACAGTCTTGATGCCGTCTGTTCTGCTGTTTTCGGTGAATACCCTGCCCTGATAGCTGCCTGTGTGGCATTGAGGTCTATAAGGTATTCTTCACAGAATCGCTTCTGTTTATCTGTTAATGTCATACAATCAGCTCCTTTCTAGCATAATAAAAGACACCAGCATAATTGGTGTCTCTTTTATTAAGATAATTTATTTATTTTCATTATTTTTTTTACAATACATAGAAATTTTTTTTAATTCCGCAATTAAATCATTTTCATATTTTTCTTTATCATCTATCGATTTTGCCATTTCATTCATATTTACTTTAAATATAGTTATAAGCAATATTATAAACTTAACAAATGAACATAATGACAAGATAATAAATAATGCTATTAATTCATATACAACTTCACTACTTGGCATAAATATAGACAATGCAACAGCAATAAAATTTTCAATAACCCCAAACATTATTACATTAATTAGCGGCTTATCTAACCGCTGTTCTAACATTCTTTTACTAATGCCAATTTCTGTAGTGGCTAATATTGTTACTACAGCTATATATGTTGCTATAGTTATAGCAAAAAATGTTGCCACACCATTTAATCTGTCCTGTGTAAAATAAGATTGTAAATTAATCAGCTCTAATAAATGACATTTATTTTTTTTAATGTATAATACAATATACACAATCACTATAACTATTTCCAACTTTATATTTTTTAAAAATTCTTTAATATCTTCTGGGTTTTTTATCATATTAAATCTCACCTCGTATAATACTATACGTTTACAACTATAGAAATATCACCACCAGCATACTGTCTTTTATCTTGATTAAATACTCTCATATGACTTGTTATTTCTCTAATTCTATTTTCTATTGCGCCATCAAAATTATTCAATAATTCCTGTGGTGCAACTTGACTACCAGCACAAGTGCAATTATGTGATAACAATAATTTTGTATCTTTTAAAGTAGCAAAATCCAATTTTTCCTCTGTGCCATTTTTATAATCAACTCTAATCTCTTTAACAAATCCCGAATCAATATTTATCTGTTCTATCAGATATAGAATACTTTCCTTATTAAGCGTTGCATCTCTTCTTGTATGTCCCAATGACATTTTTAATGATAACAATCTACTATCACCTTCACTATGAGCAGTTTCAGCAAAATTTCTGAAAGCTTCTACTAATGATGGCGCTCCAGTATTATCATCTATCTGACGATTATAATATGCATTTAATGATTGTCCTAAGTCTAAACTAAAAGTAATCGACTTCACCAATTCTGCATTTCTAACTTTTTCTATTCCAGTATTATATTCTATCGGTTCAATTCTCAAATTAATACCAGCCGTACTGCTTATACAAGAATTTAAATACTGCTCAACATTTTTGATTGTTGGACCATTTTGATTGGTTGTAAATAACATAATATTATATTCTCTATCATATCCTAATGCATTAACATCATATAAATCTCTTGGTATTTCTTCTAGTCTATCTTTTTTATCTACACCATATGGTTTATTGCCACCTTTATCTCGTCCAAAAGGCAACACTATCTGATTATTATTAAGTGACTCATAATATGAAAATAGTCTTATCTTTCTACCATCAAATTCTCTTGTTCTATCAGTATTATTCTCTGATTCCAATAAATTTATTTTTATATTTCTAAATAATTTCATAATTGAATAATCAGTCTTTACTCCATTTTGGTATATTGTTATTGTATAAAATTCTACTTTTCTAGACTTATATAATCCCCCTTGTCTTTTTTTATTTATAATATAACTTAATATACCAAAAATCAACAAAATAAGACACCAACTTTCGTCAGTGCCTTAAGAGGGGATAATTATCAATTTAGGAGTAATGGTGCCAGCTCTCACCAGCACCACAGGGGATATTATTGAATTTCAGACTAATATATGTCCGTGACTCAGTGCATTCTGCATCTGTTCCACGATAAATATTACCACATATAAAACGAACAGAACGAACAAAACGAACAGACTTTTATTTTTCTTTCAAAAATCTTTCAACTGCCATCCTGCATCCATCCGCAGTATAGTGTTTTCCCATACTATGCGCTACTTTTATCCAAGAATACTTATTAACATATCTGTATGTAATCATCCTTCTCATAGCACTGCTCTTTATCTGGTATATATAATGCTCTGCAAGCGCTATCTGCTGTTCTATCTTCTCAAGAACATCTTCCTGCTGCGACTTTCTTAACATCAATAATGCCATCTGAGTATCATACTCCGAATATGGGAAGCCTTCTATCTTAAAATGCTGCTTGCCACCATTTCCGCCTGATACACTATCTATTACAGTATATCCTTCCTGCTCCATCTTACTTATCCTTTTCTCTATCTGAGATATAGATTCTTTTAATGATTCTCTCTCCTTTACCAAGTCTTCATACTGTATCAATATTTCTTTGATATTGTACTGTTCTTCCACTCACTACACCTACCTATCGCTTGTACTTCTGTTCTGTACCATCAGCCATTTTTACTGTTATTTCTAATGGATACCCTTTAGCGTTATTGCCTACACTTAAATAACGTGCCTTTATTATTTCCAATGGCTTACAATGTCCCTTTTCACAATGCTGTGCTTTAGTTTTATCATTATATTCTGTTCCACATATCTCACATATGTAATGTTTAACTTCTTTCAATATAATTACCTTCCTTTCGTCTCTCTCCACCAAGTAAAATCCCAGCCATTATTATTTAACTGCTGCCAGCTCTTCAATATTCAGGATTTCTAAAACATAATACTGTTTACCTGGTTCAGCTCCCCACTCTGTTTTTCCCTTTCCAATCCGTAGTCTGCATCTTGCTTTTATCGCTTTAGAATTCTTTGAATAGCCATTACGGAAAATAATCTCCTGAACACTGTCTTTTCTTATCTCCTCAGGTACTGCCTCGCCTTGCAATAACTCACATTCGCTTCTATGTAAGAAAATACTTGATGGATATATAGTTATTGCTCCGAACAGATTCTGGAGTCTTATTTCGTAATATTCTTTTATTTCCCTATATTCTTCTTTTTTCTCACCTGAAGCAATCATATCAAACCACTTCTTTTTGATTGGCAATGTTAGCATTATGAATCACCTGCCTTTAATTTATCTAATGCTTTCATGGCTACTTCTAACATTGGTTTGCTAGTTCTACAATTCTGTCCAGTATATATACATTCTGTCTCTTTGAGATAGCCGCACCCTATACATATTGCCTTTGCTACTGCTTCTTTTGAATCCTCTATAGTCTTCTCCCTTACATCATAGGCTGTTGGCTGCTCATCTATATCACGGCAAAAAGCATCTGTTATCTGTCTTGCTACATCTCTGCCTTCTTCATTTTTAAAGAGATTCATTGCATCTTGAAAGCCATTCTTTATATATTCTTTAAAAGCATCTGCATCAATTAATCTCACTTTCTTTACCTCCAATCTTCCGGCATAGACATCTGCGCATTACAATCCTTAATCATCATCATTGTATTTGTACTCGGTATCCAGTTCTTTACATACTCCACAGCTTCCTCGTATTTAAGCCTTGGTGTATTGCCTCTTGCATTGACATTGAAATAATCCTTATAATCGTGATTGATTTCTGAAAATACTTTCCTGCCTATCTCCTTATAAGCATTCGACTTCTTTCCACCTACCAGCTCTATAACTCTTGATGCTATGAGCTCACCTAAACTATGCTGCTGTCCATAATCTATATTCATAGTATTCTCTAACTTTGTAACCCTGTCTGAAACATCATCTATCATACCTAACTGTATTCTCATCATTTCCTGTTGGCTGAGCGGCTTCTGATAGCTTCCATTCTTTCGTATGCTTGGAAGCACCTCTGATGTAACCCACTTCTTAAACTTCTTAGCATTAGGCAGCTTGCTTCTTAGCACAAGTGAATATAATCCGCTCTCATTAATTGCTGTAATTCCTCTGTTTGGAATTTCTAATGTTCCACAAAGTGACTTTTGAATTAATCGCCTGTCATCTGCATCAACATTATCCTGTAATGCCTTGCGGTCATTGGAATATCCAAGAGCCAATGTGATATCTTTTCCAATAAACCACACTTCATCATCCAGCATAAGTGACCTTATCTGTCCGAATTCATTGTTGTTAAATATCTGTAACTCCATTCTCCTTATACCTCCAATATATCTCGCATTTCTTACTCCTATATTCAACTGGCAGCGGATTACCTATAAGTGTCTTATCTCTGTATTTCCCATCAATTACAAACTCAACACCATCCTCAAATACACATTTAAGCAATAGTTCATACCATCTGCCACGTTCTTCTGGTATCTTATCTGGCCATTTATTCCACTTTGTTTCCTCTGGCTCTTTGTCCAGGAACTCATATATGCTCATCTGACCTTCACATTCATATACATCTGTCATATCAGCACCTCAATTCTTCATCAGCAGACTTTAACTCTTTGCTTAACCTAGCCATCACTTTTCCCTTCTTTCCTCTGTGCTGACTTCTTCGCCTGCTTCTGTGCTTCATCTTCAAGCTGTGCAACACGCATATGATTGTAACTGCAATAATATTTCATCTTTCCACGGACAATGCGCTTATACACATATTCCTCTAAACTGTATTTTTGCGTGTCAATAGCCTTTCCGCACTTATCACAGCAGATACCTCTTTTAACTGGGAGTATTCGCCTTTCCTGCTGCACAGATTTTCTTATCTTCCTGCTGGTTCTTTGCCTGCTTGGAATTATTTAAGCTATTGCCTGGCCCATTTAAACCAGCTGTTACTTTTCCCAAATCATTACCCTGTGCAAGTCCAAATTCTGCCATCATAGCTGCAACACAATCTTCAAGTTTTGCACTTTTATCTTCAAGATATTTATCTAATCGGTCCTTGATAAAGTGTGCAGTTTCCTCAGCTATATCATTAAGCACTGGTATATTCTCAAATGCCTCATAATGAGCCGCTGAACCATCAGGTTCAAATTCTACCTTGTACAGTGCTTTAGCACTTATATCTGTGGCTAAGGCTCTGATTTTGATAAGTCTGTTAGTTTCTTCCGTAAGCGATTTACTAAACTGATTTACAGCTTCTAAATCCATCATCTCTATAGCTCCTTTCGTTAGTTGTCCAGAACAGAGTTGTAGAACTCGTCTGAATGTTTTGGTCTTTGGTTAAAATTATTAAATTTGTTGTTCACGCGCGCAGGCGCTATATTATTTAGTTTTCGTTTATGTTTATATATGGCTACGGTTTCTCCTACGCTTTTCCCTTCGGTTTGTACTACGCTTTCTGCTTCGGTTTCTCCTACGCTTTTTACTACGGATTTGAAAGTACAAATCTTGTATTTATTAGGACTTCCTTTTTTCCCTCTCTGGAATTCTATAAGTCCAGCATCTATTAATTTATTCCTGTTTTCGACTAACGTAGCCTCTCTTGACATCTGACAACGAGACATTACTCGCTGGTTATCTACTTGTATCCACTCGCACCACCCTGCCATATTATTAATACTTAATAACTTGTAGTACAATAATTGCGCAGCACTCGGCAAGTAATGACTTTCGAGCCACCTTTCAAACCCGTTCAGCTGTTTTATGTAGTCGATACGCTGTTCTGTCATCACGGCTTCACCTCTTCCAGGACCACTTCTATTCGTGGGTTATGTTTATCTATGAAGAAATGATCTTCAAAGCCTACTATGTTATTCCAGCCGTCATTATCTATAACCTTGCATTTAACAAGTGCATCCTGTATGAACTTATGTGCAACTCCTGCTATATTATCAAGGTCTCGTTTTCTATTTGGCTCATAGAACATATATTTAAGTCTTATAGGACTATTTATATGTGTACGCTTTAATTCAAGCCTTATAGCGTTAGATATAATCACCTGATACTGTTGTTTCATATCATTTCCATTGCTATGCCTGTTATGAAAGCTTCTTTCCGCCTTTAAATATTCATTAAGACCTGGCAATGTACCTTTAATAGTAAATGTATAGAGCATTCAGCTCCTTTCCGCCCTGTGGAAGTATGCACCACAGGGCTTATATGTATTTCTGTGACAACGTAGATTGTGTGATATTATATGTCACAGATAATTTCTTCCAAACTCCTGTATAAAATATTCTCTTGTACCATAATTCTCTTCATAATACTTCTGTGCCATCTTCTTAAGCCTTAAGTCTATGACATTGGCATATTGTCCGGCATATACTCCATTAGGGTGTAAATCTGGACGAAGTGGAACTACAAATCCATACTTCTCACTTTTCTTCCTGTTAGATCCTCCGAATATATGATGCCGTTCTACTGTAATTGAACCTGTGAATATACATTCATCCATATTATCAGTGAATACACTTTTAAGTTTCTTACTCATATATTCCACCTTTCTTTGAGCTGTGCCAGCTCTACAGGAGATATTGTGTCTATTCCCAGATCTTTTGCTTCTGCCACAGTACCATCAATTAATACAGACATTTCATAAGAATTGTATGTATGACTGCCTCTTATGATTTTGTAGAAATATACTTCAAATCCATTTTCAACTTCATATTTGATGTATCTTAAATGTGGTTCTTCCATTTCATATGCTGTATTTATTGGTATATTGGTTTTTATTACTGCCACAACACCGGCATCAACTTCCATAGGCTGTCCATATTGTCCCAGAAGCATATTCTTAACCTTGGCTTTAGATAACCTCTGCTTATCAGCTATCTTGCCTACAAGAACGTGAAAATAGGCATTGGCATCAAGACTTCGCCTTTCCCTGTGGGGCTTAATTTCTATATCCAGCTTTTCCTTTTCTTTAAGCTCAATAAACTGTCCAGCCACATTATCATTTACTTCTAACATAAGTATCTGTTTCATTGTCTGAAAATCTATTGATACATCTTTATATCTTCCTGTGCATTTCATTCTTCAATAACCGGCTTTGAAGCTGTTGCCCTTAAAGCCTGCATTACTTTAGGGAACATTTCTTCTGTAATTTCTTCAAGACTATTAACTCTGAAACGCTCACATATCACTTTGCTGGATACCCCTGTTCTTTTAATCTCCTGTTCAATTGTCATTATCTTAGGCTTGGTTATCTTCATAGCTTTTATTTCAGCTTCTTTTGCTTCCTGAGCTTTACGTTCAGCTTCTTCTTTCCGCTGTTGCTGTTCCTTTGTAACCTTTTCCGCAGTATCTGCTGTATCAAGGTTATCATCCTCGCTTATCTCCATCGCTATCATATAGAGGTATCTTCTGGCATATGTTGTTACCGCACCAATATTCTGCATTGCAGTAGCTCCCTGAATGCTTACATTAGCGGTAGGTATACTGAATTCAATTACATCCTCTAAATTCTCAAGATTAATAAGTGTAAGACTTGCTGTGTTCTCATTAATTGCAAATTTAAACAATGTCTTATGCTGTGTCGCAATACTATTGCAGGATGGAAGGAAATCTGAAAGTTCATAATACTCATATTTGCTGTATGTATTTTTTCCAGTCTTAATTAATTTCTTTGCCTGCAATTCCACTCTCATCTCTGCAAGCTTTTCGTAAATGCTTTTACTCTCTGCCATTACATACCTCCTGATACATCACACCAATATTATCAATATATTCACAAATCATATCTTTTTCAGTTTCAGAACAATATATCTTCAATATAAATTTCTTCTGCTGTTCATTAGATCCTGTAACAAAGGCTGCTACCATATCATCATCTACACTATTGCAAGCTTCAACAAAGGCTTCATCTGCACTTTTAACATTCTGCTTTATATCATCCTTGCTAACCTTTTCCTGTATTCTTTTATCTTCTTCTGCCTTACGTTCCTGCTCCGCCTTTCGCTCCTGCTCTTTTCTTAATATCTCTGCTTTGTCAGCTTCGTACTTCGTTATTACATTAATAGACATTGCCAAATCAAGAGTCTTCTTAAACGTATCCAGTGCTTTCTGTTCAGCATCGCTGTGCATATTCTTAATTGTTTCAACTGACATTTTGGCATTATCAACTAATGTTTCTATAGCTTCTTTAATCTTCTTAATAGAAGTTCCCTTGTTCTCCCAAGTCTTAGAATAAATCCTGCTTAAAGGAAGATATTCCTGCATACCCTCTATACAGTTATCGTATACCTTTTGAATTTCTTCCTTCTTCTGTTCGATACGCTTATCCTCATATTCCTTAGTCTGTTGAGCTATAAGTTCTATTGGCTCTGCAATAATCTGCTGGAGTTCTTTTATCTTGTCCTCAAACTCTTCATAAGGCAGCATATATCTCCTTTTTACATCTTTTCTCTTATCATCAAGGCATTTGCTTAACTTTCTCAATGTAGCAACGGTGCTTTTTGCTTCAATAAGCGTATCCTCTGTAAATACCATTGTCTTATATAATTCCATTGAAGCCTGTACATTTGCCTTAATCTCATCATAATTACTGATATTTAAAATTCCATTAGTCTGCTCTACAGACACTATCATCTCATTCATACTTAAATCTCCTAATCTGATCTTCTTAATAAATTAATGGTTTCTTCCTGTTTGAAATTAAATTCATATTGTCCAGTTTTCGTTAATTTGAATTTGCGAAGATAACGTGCCTCTTCATCCTCACAATTACATTTTTCTCCTGGGTCTAATCTTGCCTTACATCTCTCACAAATATATTTATACATTGATTTTTACTCCTAAATGTTCTACACTGTAGTTGAGATTTTTTACTTGAGTTGCAGTGTTGCCTCACTGCGGCTCTTTTTATATATTCCTTAACCGATAATCACCTATTGAAACTCCAGCTTTGCACTCTAATCGGTGAAGTCTTAATAACCACTTAGAAGCATCCTCTATTCTTCTATCTGTAATAGCTACATTAATTCTTTTGTTAAATGCAACTATTAAACCTATGTCACGCACAATTATTTTCCTTTCATTTGCCTAACTTACAATATCTTTGGGTTCATTAGGATTTGATAAATCTTTTCCCTCGTTATCCTTAAAAAACCTCTCAAGTTCAGACTTTCTTATTCTTGTGTGAGGTATCTTTAATACTCTTAACTGATGAGCATTAACAAGGCTGTATACATACTGTTTAGATGTTTTCATAATCTCTGCAACTTCTTCTACCGTATACACCATATCCTCCAGTGTTCTTTTTACTGCTTCTGTCTTCATTGCTTTCTCCTTTCTTACTTCTTCTTATCATCTCTGCATAAAACTAATATTGTTATACAGATAATAGTTGTTATTGCTACTGCTGTTACATTCATCTTTTTGCTCCTTGTATAAATATCTTGTTTAATCCTGTTCTAGCTCCTATACTTTATTTAAAATGCTTACAGGAGGATACATTATGCCAACACCATTCAACGAATTAGAACTATCAATATATGAACATCTTTTACTAATACGCATAAAGTTCACAGGTGTTTATAAGGAAACTGTTCGCAAAAAGCAAAGATACCAATTTCTTTGTAAATTCAGTCTTGTAGATAACTCCCCTAAAAACTTCAAAAAATACGTCATTAGCGACAAAGGGAATATGTATCTACGTTACAAACGCCGTAGTTCTTTTCGTTTCTGGATACCTGTAATCATTTCCATACTTGCCTTGTTAAGCAGTTATGATGTATACACTAATCCTTTTATTCAGAAAGTATTACAATCACTAGCACAGCTATTGAAAAATATAATGGGAAATTAGGATGTCGTTCTCTGAATGGTACTTTCACAATCACATATTCAAATCCCAATCTCTTCATTTTCCTTACTACTGATATCATCTGCACTAATGTTCTTACTCTCTCTTCTATGAATGGTTCATAGCAACGGATAATGTACTTATATGTTTTCTTCGCAATTGCTCTCACCTCCTTGTTATATTACTTGCTTTGAATGTTTACTTGAATTAATTTCAAGTTTAAATTCAAAAAAAAATTAAAATTTTATCTGATTAAGAGTTACACCGAAATGCTCAGCAAGAGCTCTAACTTTACTTACTGCCACATTAGATATATCTTTTTCCCATGAGCAGTATGTTTGGGGAGAAATACCGATTTTGTTGGCAACTTGCTCCTGTGTTTCGTTTTTTCTTGCTCTTAATTCTTTAACGGAGAACTGCATTTCATTTGTATTCAACTTTTCATCACCTCATTTCAACTTGAATTATTTTCAAGCATATGTTACTTGATTTATATTCAAGTGTCAATACCTTTTTTGAATTTATTTCAAGTTTTTTTATCTTTTTATCAATTCTACTTGAATTTTCTTCAATTATATTATATTATTCAAATATAAATTAAGAAGGGCGGTGACATTAATATGTGCCTTGGTGAAAACATACGTTTTTTAAGAACTAAAAAAGGATATTCTCAAGATGACATAGCCAATATGCTTGGTTATAAATCATTTACTACAATACAAAAATGGGAGTCTGGTGTTTCTGAACCACCACTTAAAGCCTTAAAGAAATTATCTGAAATATTTAATATAGATATGAATGATTTAGCTACAAAAAAACTCTCTTATAATACTAATGAAGATAATAATGTATATTATCTTGATGATGATGCAAGAGATATGGCTCAGTTCTTATATGAGAACCCTGATTATAAAGTTCTCTTTGATGCATCACGCAAGGTTAAAAAAGAAGATATTCAGTTTGTAAAGGAGATGATTGACCGAATGTCTAACAAAAATGATTAAAGATAAGAGGGTGAGAAATTGGATACTAATATTTTATATGTAGATATGCCTACTACAATTAAGGCATATACTGTTTGCTGTGATGATGATACCTATACCATAGTCTTAAATGCCAGACACTCAATGGAACAATTGATGTTGGCTTATCATCACGAGATGAAGCATATTGAAAATGGCGATTACGACAAGCCAGACAAAGATGTTCAGGTAATTGAAATATTTGCACATAGAGAAGAATAGGGGGATATTAAATGTTAATTAGCAAATCTGATTTAAAATCATTGAAAAAACAATACAACTTCTTAATGCATAATAAATTTTATATTTCTGTTCGTTATGTACATGGAATACCTAATCAAAAATTATCTACATGTGTTGTTGGATTATTTGAGGCTGGGTTGTTTCTTGATTTTTTTCTTGGCAAAAAATACATATATAACATAAAAGATATTTCTAATGTTTTTTATTCAACATATTATATAGTTATTGAGTTTGCAGATAACTCGTTTTGGACATTAGTAGGTAATGAAAAACAAGTTACTAAAATATATTCCATATTAACTACAGAATACAATATTTCTTCAATAAGTAAAAATATTACGGACTATTTACCTAATATTATACCTAGCAATTCTGTGTCTGAAACATTAGAACATAATGAAATATCTGCATTAACAAATACTGAAAATGAAATAGAAACACCTGATAAAGCTGGATATGAACTTCCTGTTCAGATAAATGATATTCATGAAACTGATAATAATGCTACTGCCCAAGAAAAACATATTGAGAATAAGGATGAACATATTAATTTTCCTGATTGGTATATCTCTGTATCTTTTGGGAAATCATCTTCAAGTAATTATATGAAAGCCGTTATGCTTGCGCAACAGGCTCCTCAATATCATACCCAGACTGACAATGGTGTTATCCTGCATCAAGCCATATATTCTAGCAAACCTAATGAATATCTTTCATTTATTAGTCTATATGAGCTTGTAGCAAACTGGAAATCATCTTTTGTAATAATCAATGGTAAAATTATTGATAGAAAAATTGTAGGACAATTAAATTACTGTTATGGTGATAAATGCAGAAGTGGAAATCCTAATTTTTGTTATGGAGCAAGCTATATGACAGAAAACCCATTTGGCTGCCACCGACTTCAAGTAAGTGCTGCTAATAATCCATGGTGGTCATTTTATAGACTAATAGGAAATACATATATTCTTAATCAAGAAGAACTAAAAAAACGAATTGACTCTTATGCATCTATATATTGCATATGTCCTTGTTTTAATTACCAACAAATTATGAAGGCATATAATTCTTTACCTGTTAAGTTATCACAAAAGAAATATGCTAAATTATGGGCTGACGGATTTGGACTAAAAATGTAACTACATTATCGGCTTTGAACCAACCTTTTATGTTTTGGAGATGTGGGAATGAATAATATTATTAAATACAGGAGGTAATAACAATGAATGCATTAGAAAAGATTGTAAAAAGCAATCGCATGCCTGTACTTTTTGTTGGGTCAGGCATTTCAAGAAGATATTTGCAAGACTATCCAGATTGGAGTGAACTTTTACGAAAATCTTTTGATATGTATAATAAAGACTCTTATCAATACCAGAAATATATTTATATACGAAAGGATGGTGTTTTATGACAACTATTGACAGACTTTTAGATAAATCCAAGGAAGCATTCGTAATGGCTATTGAAATTTACAACAAGCCAACTATAAAATATAGACTTGAGGGATTTAGCTTTTTTATATGTAATGCTTGGGAATTGATGCTAAAAGCTCATATAATAAATAAATTTGGAGAAAATTCTATATACTATTCAAATAAACCAAATAGAACTATTACACTAGAAAATTGTGTCTGTAAGATTTTCACAAACGAAAACGCTCCTTTGCGTAAGAATCTTGAAAAAATAATAGAATTAAGAAATACAAGTACTCATTTCATTACAGAAGAATATGAGTCAATATACATTCCTCTTTTACAAGCGTGTGTATTTAATTTCGTAGATAAAATGATGGAGTTTCACAATATCGATATGACAACAATAATACCCGAAAACTTCATAACGCTATCTGTTCGTTTCAACTCTTTAAACGAAATCGAAATACGAGGTAAATATGAAGAACAAATAGCAGAGAAATTAGTATCTATTCAACATACTTTAGAACCTATGGTTGAAACTAATAACAATGCATTTGCAATTAAAGTTGAACATTATCACTATATGACCAAAGATAAGAACAACGCAACAGAAATATATCATCTTGAAAAAGATGCACATGATGGCGTTCGTATTATTAAAGAACTTAAAAATCCTAATGATACACATAAATACAGTGCTAAAGCGTGCATTAAAGAAATTAATAAAAGAATTCAAAAAGACCATATTAAGCTATTATTCAATGGGAATGAAGTGCAATTTAATATGTATCATTTTAATCTTTTTACATTATATTTCAACATCAAAAATAATGAAAAATTATGTTTTACATACCATGTATCAGCACAGCCACAGTATAGCTACTCACAACAAGCTATTGATTTTATTTACAATGAAATTAAAAAGGAACCCGATACAATACTTAATAATCTGAAAAATAAGCAAAAAAAATAGTCAACCCCAGGAGCAAAGGATTCTAAGTACTATGTACCTACTCCCATTCGGGAACCCAGCTTTCTTCCATCACAAGTTGACTATAGTAAGTATACTTACATTTTATTATATTGTCAAGTTGCTTTATATATTCATAAATGATATGAATTATGGAAAAGGCTGTAAATAAGTGATTATTATTGTATAACGAAACTACTTCATTAAATGAAATCTGAGGACGGAACGGGCAGCCGTCACCCTAGTTGGAGATGTGGGAATGTCACCCCACCTATTTCATTTATTAGTAAGGTAGTAGCTTCGGTTACCACATTTTTTATTTGACTTTATTGTATATAAATGGTAAGATTTAATCCAACAGAAATGGTCGTTGTTTAAAATGACTAGCGAGAATCCCTCTTACCATTTATATGGAAAGAGGGATTTTTTCCTTTATATTGACTTAATAACACTATTATATTATTATATATCTTAAGAAGATATGGCTAACTTGTTTGGCTGTGAATAGAGGACTTGAGATATATGACATCTCAGGTCCTCTATTTGCATTATATAAATAAAAGCCCCTGTGCTACCAACACAAGAGCTTTTACCACGATACTTACATAAGCTGTGCTTATGATATAATACCGCCTTAGACAAGCCATATTATATCATTTCTAACACCGCTTATGCAAGTAGGTGTTATTTTTGTACCCATTTTTTAAGTTGCACCGGTGCAACTTACATATGTTTTACAGAAAGGATGATTTAATATGAAAAAGAAAATATCTAAAGTACTTACATATAAACGTGGTAATCTATGGGCTTACCGATTTGAAGCCGCCGCTATCGATGGTAAAAGGAAATGGATAACTAAAAGTGGCTTTAAAAACCAGTCTGAAGCTTATGAGGCTGGTATGGTTGCATTTACACAGTATAAACAGACTGGAAAGAACTTCGTACCCTCTAACATATCCGTATCCGATTATATGAATTACTGGATTGATAATTATTGCAAAATCAATCTGAAGGCTAATACAGTATCTAGTTATAAAAAAAGAATAGAACTCTATATAAAGCCAGCTATTGGCTCTTATTATCTTAAGGATATAGAAGCACACATTCTTCAGGAACTTATTAATAATCTGTTCAACACAGGAATGTCAAGAAATTCCCTCGGCAATATTAAAGGTATTCTAACTAAGTCCTTTGCCTACGCTAAAACTACAGCTAGATTTATTAATGATGACCCTGCCGCTGCTATCTCTCTTCCACTTCCAAGAGCTAAATCCGAGGTAATAACTAATAAAAAAACAAGAGTTGTATGGACGGATGAGCAGCTTAACACTGTATTTAAAACATTTCCCTTTGGACATATATACCATATTCCGCTGTTACTTGCATATAAATGTGGTTTACGTCTTGGGGAAGTATTTGGTCTTATGTGGGAGGATATAGACTTTGATAATGGAACATTGAACATTAATCGACAGGTACAGATACATAATAATAAGTGGTTTCTTGAAAATCCTAAATATGACTCTTTTAGAACAATAGAACTTGATAATACAACTCTTTCAGAATTAAAGAAAATGTATGAACATCAGAAAGACTGTGAACAATATTATAATGAATACTACAATAATATTTACTGTGAAACACTTAATGATGGTTCTAAATTCATTACATATGATCCCGGCAATAGCTGTGAAGTGTTACATCTGGTTCAGGTCAGGGATGATGGTTCGTGGATCCAGCCTCGTGCTATGATGCACTGCTTTAGAGTTATTCATAATAAACTTGGTTTTAGTGAACTTGATTTTCACTCATTAAGACACACTCACGCTTCTGTTCTGCTCGCTAATGGAGCTGATGTTAAATATGTACAAGAACGTCTAGGACATAAGAATGTAGCAACAACACTTGATATATACACACACGTTACAGATACTATGCGTGAACGTAATAAAGACATTTTAAATAAACTATAA